CTGGTGGTGGCAGACACGCATTTCGGTAAATACGCCTGGGGCAGAACGACCGGCGGCGATGACTACGATTTGAGTCTCGCTGAACAACTGGTCGCTGCGGCCGGCCAGCAGCTGCTGGACGTTGGCAATGCTGCAAAGCCGGCCCGCCGCACGATTGCTTTTCTCGGTGACCTGTTTCACTACGATCGGCCAGATGGAAGTACCACCAGTGGTACACCGCTCGAGCGTGACGGCCGCCTGCAGAAGATGATCCAGGTGGGCTGCGATACGTTGCTGTCGATCGTTGAGCGGTCCGCCGCGACGGCGCCTACGGATGTCGTGATCGTCAACGGCAACCATGACGAAGTGCTGACGTGGACTTTCCAGCGCATCCTGCTGGAACGGTTCCGCAACTCAAAGTCCGTGCGCGTGAAAGAGGATTTCACCGGGCGGCAGTACCTTACGCACGGGCGGAATCTGCTGGGCTTCGCGCACGGCCACAGGGCCAAGCGAAAGTTGCCGCAGATCATGGCGCTAGAGGCTTCGCAGCACTGGGCCAAATGCCCATACCGGGAATGGCATACCGGGCATTTCCATTCACAGGCTGCGGAATGGCAGCGGCCGATTGAGACGCTCGACGGCGTGATCGTCCGCACCGCGCCGGCACTCTGCCCGCCAGACGATTGGCACAGCGTCAACGGATTCATCGGTTCGCGGCAGGCGTGCGAAACGTTCCTCTATGACCACGACGGCGGGCTGTCGTCCATGCACGTCGCATCACCAAGGCCACGGGCATGACGCTGGAATACTTGACGGGTCTGGAACATAGAGCAAGGCAGTTCAGCGGCGCCTACACGGGCACAAGCGGAACGCTTGCCGCCGGCATCATTTATCTACTCCATGAAAGGGCATCCATGACAGCGACCATTGACACACTCACGGCGGCCAACCAAGCACTGCGGGACGCCGTGGAAACACGCTTGGCCGGTGGCGCATCGACGCCGAGCCCGGCGGAACTGTTCCCGCAGGTTGCCGGCTGCTGCGAGGGCGGCAAGTGCCAGCCGCAGGCGGATACGTCGGCAGTTGACGGGTGGAAAAAGCTTACGCAGGAGAGTGCCGAGAAGTACTGCGGCGATCGGTCCGACTGGATTCTGCAGGGGCAGCGCGAGTTGGAGGCTTCCCGCCAGCCACGGCTGCTAGGTGACGGTGTGGCCGCAGCAACAGACCTGCGGCCCGGCAGTCGTGAGTTCGTGGCGATCCTCGAGGAGGCGAAGCAGCTGCACCTGCGGAAAACGCTGGACTACGGCGTGGACGAAGACGCATTGTCGAACATCCGCTCCAGTGCCGATGTGGTGAACATGCAGCCATGGGCCGGGTGCGTTCTCCGCATGATGGACAAGATGCACCGCATCAAAGCTTTTTTCCGACGTGGCAAAGTCGAGTTCGACGGCATCGAAGATACGCTCATGGACATCCTTTGTTACGCCGCCATTGCGCTGGTTTTCTACCGGCAGACTCGCAAGCCATAGACCCTGCCTGAGTGCTTCCCTGTGGCTTTACGCTGGCTGTAGGAGGCAGCAGCGTGATCCAGGCGGCTCATTGGCGGCGCGGTGGTGCGGACGGGCGCGAGTCTATCGCGTCTGCCAGCGACATCGTTTCACTCGCTGCCACGTTTACGCCGAAGCCGCAGACGTGGGGCAAGATCACGTCGCGCCCGCAGCCGACACGGGCCGACATCGAACTACTGGCGTTCCGCTTGGGCGTGAGCGTTTCGGCTGCAAAGCGGGCTCTAGATATGGGGCTCCTGCATGGCTGACTCCGTCACAGACATTCTGGCGGCAACGCTGCGCACCACGCTGTCGTGGACGCGCACGGACTCGCAGGAAGTCGGCAGCGTCGTCAGCCGCAAGACGATCCTTGGCAACTACACGATTGCGGACGGCTCCGGTGCCGGGCAGGCAGATCTGGTGTTCGCGGACCAGCGGACGATTGCAGGCGAAACGATTGAAGCCTTTGACCTGCTGGACCTAGAGCAGACGGCCTTGGGCGTGGCCGTGCCGTTCGTCTTCCGGCAGCTGCGGCTCATCAAGATCGTCAACAACGAGACGGCCGCTGGGCAGACGCTGCTGGTTGGCGTTGATCCCGGCAGGCCCACGGCTGTCTATGCCGCTGCGGTCGGCCCTGGCTCCGAGTGGTTCGCCATCAACAACACAGACAGCTGGGTTGTGACCGCTGACAACAGCATCGTGCGGATCGCCAATACGACCGAAGACCCAATCAACTATTCGCTTTACCTGCTTGGCACGTCTACGAGCCCCGATTAATGCCGCAGTCCTTTTCACTCACCAGCGCCCTGCGTGTCGTGCCGTCTTGGTCGGACGATTTGTCCACGACCACGGTCACTGACTCCGTCACGGCGTTGCTGGCCCTCGCGTTGGCAAACGGCACTGGCAACGACCAGGCAAATGGTTTTTGGAAAGACGTGTTTTCCGTTAATGCGTCGGCGCAATACTCCATCGACTTGCGGGCATTGCCGCTGAGAGTCTTTGGCGGCACGGGGAATCTGTCGCTTGCCAGCGTCAAGCTGGTGCTTATTGAAAACCGCTCAAGCACTGCCGGGCTGTCGATCGCAACGAGCGTCAGCAACCGCTGGACAAACTTTGCAGCCGACACCTTTGTGTTGCCGGCGGCTGGCGTGCTTTACGCAACTGCACCCAAAGCGGCATGGGCCACGACCACGACAAACAAAATCCTTTCCATCACCAACAACGGCGCCGCTGCCGCAAGCGTTGCTGCTTACATCGTGGGAGTGAAGACATGATTTCGTCTGCGCCGATGACTGCCGCCAATGATCTGGTGGCGTTCTCCGACAAGGTTCGTGCGTTCGTTTCAATCGCTCGCATGAAAGCCCGCGATGGCCTGACCGTCACTGAGTTTGGCGAACTTGCCATTGCACTGCTGCGGATCTCGATTGCCGCCCTCGACTCCGTGCCTGCGGATGGCGCGCAGAAAAAGCAGTGGGCATTGGACGCCGTGGCGATGCTGTTTGACGCCTTGGCCGACAAGTGCGTGCCGATGTTGGCCTATCCGTTTTGGCTGATCGTCAAGCCGGCTGTGCGGCAACTGGTGCTGCTGGCCGCGGCTGGTGCCATCGAATCACTTCTTCCGCTCGTAAGGATCGCCGCATGATGATGACCGTTGCCCTGATCGCATCTGCCGTGGCCGTGATGCTCTGGCCGAAGCCAAGCGCCGTGACGCTGCCAGATTCTGCGCTGGCGTCTGATCCGCACGTGCCGGCCAAGGTGAGCTACCAAGTCTCCATGGCCCAACTGGCCACAGTCCGCCTGCGACTGCTGCAAACGGACCAGCTGGGAGACGCAGAGAAAAAGTCGATTGATGCTCTCACGCTGGCCCTGGTGGCAGGTTCCGACAAATGAATATCCGCCTAGCTGTTGCATCCGCTCTAGCCGTTGCCGCGATCGTGTCGGCCATGGCGAAGCCGTCCACGCCGACGCCTGCGCCGCCTGGCGGCGACATCGTTCTAGCTGGCAAGTTTGCAGGGCCGACAGCTGCGGACGATGCTGCTGTCACGGCCGGGATGTTTTCGGAATTGGCTGACGAACTCGCCTACGATTCCGAGCGCGCTGGAGGCCCGCACCTGACAACCGGCGTGGCGTTTGACGATCTACGCACGCGAGCGTTCGACCTGCGATGCCGTGGCCAAAAGATTGGCGACCGGCAGCCTCGAGTACGGGAAGCGATCAAAAGCTACCTAGATACCAAGGTTGGCGTTTCTGGAGGTCCTGTCGGCCCTGAGCAACGCACGGCGTGGATTGCCGCCATGCGTGAAATAGGGAGGGCTGCGGCTGATGCGGCGAATTGAGTGGCACCATGTCGTGGCCTGTGTCCTGATCCTCCTGGCGTGCATCGTCGGGATGCGGTCGGCGCTGCTGCTTGAGAACAGCATCGGGCGTGGCGGCAACTTCGGCTACACGCCAGATCCAGAGGCAACGCGCCAGTTTCTTGGTGAACTGAAGCAGCCGCTGTTCCGCGACGCCGGCGCGGAGGTGATTGCGAATGCGAAGGGCAAAGACGCTTACCTTTACCGCTACGCAGACCGGGCGCACCTGGCCGTCTACGGCAAGCCGTTCGGCCCATGGAACCAAGGCCCAGTAGGCACGTGCGTGTCGTTTGGCTGGGCCATGGGAAGCTACATCGGGCAGTCGGTCGATTGGGCCACGGGACGCCTGCCAGCACCACCAAAACTTGTGGCGACTGAACCACTTTATGCAGGTTCTAGGACCGCTGCGAGGCTCCCGCCGGTCACGTTCGCGGGCTGGAGCGATGGCAGCTATGGCGCCGCTGCTGCCCGCTGGGTATCCGGCCAATGCAAAGAGAAAGGCATTGGCGGAATCCTCTACCGTGAGAAGTACGGCGAGCACGACCTATCGACCTATTCAACAAGCCTCTCAAAACAATGGGGCGCCTACGGTTGCCCAAAGCCGTTGGCAATTGAGGCCAACAAACACACCGCACGGGCGGTCGCACTTTGCGAAACGTGGGAAGGGCTGACCGCAGCCCTGGAGTCTGGCATGTGCGTGCCGATCTGTTCCAACGTCGGCTTTGCTGGACAGGACCGTGACGCAGATGGATTCGTTGCACGTCGCTCCAGCTGGAGCCATTGCATGTGCATCATTGCGGTGAAATACGCTGCCAACAGCGGCAAGAACAGCGAACCGCCGATGAAGAATCCGCGTGATGGCGTCTTGGTTATCAACAGCTGGGGCAACTACCAGCAAGGGCAGAAGCACCCTTTAGATCAGCCCGATGGAAGCTTCTGGATCACCCGTCACGACGCGGAAATCATCCTTGCACAGTCCGATAGCTTCGTCATCGGAGGCGTTGACGGCTTCGCCTACCGCGATCTTGACCACGGCGCGTTCTTCGCGCCCAACCCGCAGGCTGAGAAATGATCATCGACAAACGAATCGTCTGGGCCTTCGTTCTCGGCTGCATCTTCTGCTGGTGGCTCAACACAGGCCGCGGCCCGGCACCGTCGCCGTTCAATCCTCTGCCCGTCGTGCCGCAGAATGACAGGCCGGTTCTGCGGATGATTGCCAAGGCGGCGAAAACCGCGCTCTGGTTCATGCTCATTGCCGAGCCGGCACCGGAGCAGCGGCAGATGGCACAGCACGCCGTTGGCGATGACGGGTTCCCGGTAATCGACCACGCAAGGGCTTTCTGATGTGGGAATTCCTACTCTCTTGGCTCGTCTGGCTGTCGGCTGATCCGGTCACTCTGGATTACGAGTACCCACGCGCAGCCGCTGCGGTCGCAGCTGCTCGAGCAAGCATGGCGGTTGAGGCTCCAGCCAAAGCCAACTGCCCCACAGGAAAGTGCGTCACCGGCGCGACGCCCGCGACTGCTTCACCGGCCAGGCCAATCGGCGGGAGGTGACGGTGGGCGCCGCGCCGGTCACGTCGGTGGAAGAACTCCGCGCCGAGATCCGCACCCGCATCGGGCCGCAGGCAGTTGAGCTTGAGCACTGCTGTGACGTATTCGTTTCGCAGGTGTGCCGCTACTGGCCAGAGCGGCACATGGCAGACCTAGCCCGCCAGATGAAGCACGCTGGTTCGGGCGCCGGTGCGCTGGACGCTCTGGCTGTCGTGACCGCAAAATGTCGTGAGGATCTTGAAGCCCGCTGGAAGCTAACCGGCAACAACTCAGCGGCGCTCGACCTGCTGCTGCAGGCCATTGTGATTGAGTTTGCAAACTTGTGGTTTTCTAGTCCAGAAATGCGGATTGCCCTGCGAGCGGTGATATTCAGGGTGCGCGGCTTGACACGCTAGCCACACTTGCGGCCATGGCCGATGTCCAGCAGTCTTTTTTTGCGCAGGACAACCAGCCGCAAACGGATGCGGTTGAGCCTTCGCACGCTGCTAGACGGACACGATTTGAAGCGAACCTTGAGCCGAAAATACGTGGCTGGCTGATTCGCGCCACCCGCCTGCACGCTCACCTTTGCAGCGTAGTGCGTGTCTACGCCAGACCGGGGAAGGTTTCACGCACAGGCGATTCATACGCATCACGCGCGGCACGCGGTGACCAAACGCTGCTATTTGATTGCATGAGGCTGGTCGGTGACGAAGGCCACGCCATCGCAGACGAGATCCTAGCGGAAATGGACGCAGCCAAACCGACAGCGGCGTTGCCAGGAACCAAAGACAAAGTCGAGGAAATGCGTCGCCGAGCGTTGCGCGGCGAAAGCCTGTTTTCACCACGCGACAAGCGGACGCCACTGTGAGCCGGGCGGCGGGTTGAGCGGCGCGGGTTTCTCCCTTTCCCCGTGCCGCTCCCCGCTTGCCCGGCACGCTATTTCACGCTGATTGCCCGTGAGGCAATAACCGCAAAATGGGCTACCTCGCCAGCCGCAGTACGCCCGGCACGGTGGCGAAACGACGGCGAAATTTACATCGGGACTGTAGTTTAGGCCGCTGGCTAACGCGGTGCTTCCCAAATCAGTTTGCCTTGTAGCGGGTGTTTATCGACACGCGGCCTACTCGGCACAGACCAACTCCCCCCCCCCGTTTGCCAAGGCACTTCCAGCCTGCTGCCTTGAGCGTTACGCCTGGCTCTGAGTCAAGGATGTATGTGATGAGCCTGCCATACCCAAGAGCCTTTGTGGCCCTCCAGGCAGCCCCGTAGAGGGCAGAGCACGCATTAGGGCACCCGTCGCTCGCCAGACGGGTCAGTTCCAGCGTCATGCCATCGTCCAGCATCCGAGCGACAGGACGGCCAACTATGCAAACGGCACGCACAGTCTCGTTTTCATCCGCCAATGCCAGCGAAAATTTGTGACCAATCGGCGGCTTGTGGTGACGGTGATGCTGGGCAACGAATGCTTTTGCTTCAGAAAAGTTGCACGGCACTACTCGAAGCTTTGGCTGGGCCATGCTCCAAGATAGGCACGCAAGTCAACACTTACGCCGCTGGCTTCCCCGGCCCGTCTAGGTCGAGAGGCGGCAGGTAGTCCAACGCTGACGCTTCGCCTACGATTTTGGGATCTAAATAATGCTCTCTGGTCGTGTTGCTATTCCGATGCGTCAAAAAATCCATGCTGTTGCCGCCGGCCGCGTGGAGATAACTTCCGCTGGCTTTTCTGATGGCATGAAATCCCTTCGGTTTCACGCCAGCCGACACGCAGATGTAGCGGATACGGCAGAAAATGCTGTTGGAACAGCGGTGCTCATTCCAGGGCCACACCAGTTCATTGGGGCCACGCCTGCCCTTCTGCATCAGATCGGCCAGCTGCGGCGTGATATGGCGTGTAATCGTCCTTCCGAGCCCTTTTCGATGCTCTGACAGGAACGTGATCGTCTTGCGGTCGGTGTCGATGGAATCCCATCGCAGTTCAAGGTGCGATCCGATCCGTTCGCCCGTGTACCAGGCGGACATGATGAGCGTGGGCCAGAACCATGCCGCAGCTGCTGGGCCGACAAGGCCACGGCGACTACGGGCAACCCTGACCATTCGAGAGATTTCGTCCACCGTGTAAGCCTGCGGCGGATGATGCGGCACTCGCACTAGGTTTCGTGGCAAGTCTGGGAACGTTTCAGTCAGCCGCTTTTTTGCGGCAGCGTTCCACAGGCTCACGATGTGGGCCATGTCTTTCCTGACGCTTGCGGCAGAGCAGATCCGACCACGGTGCGGCGTCGTGGCCCGCCAGCGCAGGAACTTGCTGACGGTCAGATCGTCTAGGTCACTGATTTCTGGCTCACGCCCGATGCAGTCACGCAGTCGGTCAATGGTCATTGAAAACAGGCCGACCGTCCGTGGCTTGAGGTTGTGAAGAATTGCGTATCGATCAACCAAAAACTCTCGCAACGTCATGGTGGCACCCTTGGAAAAGCGACAGCCTAGCGAATGGTGTACATATGTTCCACTCCCATGCCCTCCGCTCGACGGTTTGTACACCACAACCATACGCCCGGCGCTGGCCGGCAGGCAAATGTGGTGCTGAATGCCGTTGTTGACTAACTAACGCTGTCCTGTAGCATTGAGGCATGGTCTGCATGTCCCCCCATAAAATCGACGGCGGCGAATATCTCACGGTTGCCGAGGCAACCGAGGTGATGGGCTGCACTGAGGGCTGGATTCGCCATCTGCTTGGTGAAGGCAAGCTGCCCGGTGCACGTCGCATAGGCCAGCGTGTGTGGCTGATCCCGGCCCAGGCGGCCAAGGCGGCCCGAGACGGGTTGACCACCCGATCCGGCGGCAAGAAACACCTTGCCAAGCGTCCGCTGGCCAAGCGGAAGAAGCCGAGCCGGAAGAAGTAGCGTTTTCCCGGCTGAAAACGCCCCTAAGAAAATTCCGTTCATGCACTTGACGCCCAACTGACGATACCCTACACTAAACCCATGCGAGCGAATGAGACTCGCGGATGCCAGCCGGGGAGGACAAGTCATGTTGATGAAGCAAGCAAAGACCGTGCTGACAAAAATGAGTCGAGGAGCGGAACTGTGTCGCGGCTGTCTCGGTGCTTGGTATCTCTATCGCGGCACTGTTCGTATCGCCCGAGTAGCCTCTGCCGTTGCTGACGAAATCATCGGCTCTGACAGTGTTTGCCGCGTCGATGACAGGACGAGCGTAGTCGGAGAAACCTATGCGGTTTCTTCTGTAGGACGCGCCCTACACGATGCAGAACGGCTTTGCGCCTACTGGCAGCACATGGGCAATCTTGCCAGCGAGCGCGGCCAGCGTGAACTCGCTGAACGGCACTACGCAAGATCGCAGCCGCACCGCGACCGGATAAACCTTTTGCTTGGCAACGAATAAACGGTGGGGCCACCCGGCCTGCCGACAGCTGCGAAACGGGTGGCATCCAAAACACAGAATTCTTTAGCCAAGGAAGGCATCGCCATGAAGCGCCACTACAACTCCGCCATCACCGCGCTGACGCTGGTGCGCATCGGCCAGGAACTGGGAACCGATTCGCCAGCCGCTCGCGCGATCCACGACCTGCTCGAACTGCTGTGCGTTCTCGCCAGCGCTCTTGCACGTTAGCCCAACTGACGCTACACCATAGCCCAACTGACGCTACCGACTGTGCGAAACGTCACGCAAAACACAGAGCAAAACGACCGCCGAATGGTTTTTTGTACAGCATCGCTTGCACTGAACATGGACGTTCGTACATTACCCGCACGACCCGCCACAAATGAGTGATGAGGCCACTCCAAAACTTTTCCGCAACGTCAAAAAACACTGAAAAACAAGTGCGAAACGGCACGGTAATTGCACCCCCCCCAATTTTTATCCTCCCGGCCTTCTTCACGATCTGAACAAAGGAACACACCGCATGGACGCAGCGCACAACGAATACCTCGCAGCGATCGCCGGCATCCACGACCAGACGCCGCGCAGCGTAGCGCGAGGCGAACCCGCAGTGGGCGATTTCATCTCAGGCTGCACTGCCGGCAAGCGTTGGAGCGGCCACGTCATGGCCTGCGACAGGGGCTGGCTGGCGATCGAGTGCGACGGCGCGTGGCTGTCGGTTTCGCCGCAGGACATCACGCACTGAGCAAAGGACCGCCAGCCAGCGGAGCTAGTTGGCGGAAGGAGCCCGGTGGAACCGGGGCGGCAAGGACGCATCAATCACCCGCAACGCATGACGCCGAGCGGGATTTCAAAAGGGATTCACTCGAAAGGAAATCGAATGACCACGGAGATTTCAACACAACGGGCCACGGGCTTGGCCCTTCAAACGTTTGATGACGCTATGCGATTCGGCAAGATGGTTGCCGATTCGGAGTTCGCCCCGAAGGACTTTCGCGGCAAGCCTGCCAGCTGCGTGCTGGCGATCCAGGCCGGTGCTGAGATCGGGCTTTCCCCGATGCAGGCCCTGCAGTCCATCGCAGTGGTGAACGGCAGGCCAAGCGTGTTCGGTGACGCGGCCCTGGCGGTGTGCAAGGCCAGCCCGGTCTGCGAATTCGTTGACGAGGGGATCGACGGTGACGGCGAATCTATGGCCGCGATGTGCATCGCCAAGCGGCGCGGATACGAGAAGGCGACCGTCGTTCGGTTTTCAGTCTCTGACGCAAAGAAGGCTGGCCTGTGGGGCAAGGCTGGCCCGTGGAGTCAGTATCCAAAAAGGATGCTGCAGATGCGGGCCAGGGGCTTCGCACTGCGTGACGCCTTCCCTGACGTTCTGCGTGGCCTTGTGACGGCAGAAGAGGCGCAGGACTACCCGACGCAGGAGCCGGCCCGCGAACCCGTTGTCGTGCGTCCACGCGGCACCAAATCGCAGACGGTGGCGCCCGGCGTGGAAGTGCATCACGTCGAGTCGTTTGAGCCTCACACGCCCGACATCACGACCGAGCCGGCCAGCGTGGTGACGCTCAAAAGCAAACGGGCGGCGCCGAAGATCACGGACCCGGTCGCGAAGGCCCGCCTGGCCGTGAGCCGCGCCCAGACGCTCGAGGACTGCGACACGCTGCGGGATCTCATCACCACACGGCACACCGAAGGCGTGTTTAGCGACGCCGACCGGGACGAGTTGGTGCAGCTGCTGCACGGCAAGGCGGAAATCCTGATCGGCTCAGAGGAGGTGGCGACCCATGGCTGATTTCAAGCGCGACTTCGAGACGGAAGAGCAGTACCGGCAACGCATTGCCGAGCCGCTCACGGTGGAAACGGACATCGGCAAAGTGCTTGATGACGAACTGCCGTCGCCTTGGATCGTGGACGTTGGGCCGTGGCACAACACGCGGCGCGACGAACGGGCTATACGAGCGGAGAACCAGCGGATTTTTGAACTGGACCAGAACGAACGGATACCCCGCTAGATCACCACCGGCACGCGATTGCCGTAGCTGCCTCATCAGCAGCATTCGCCCCTAACGCCGGCCCAGTGGGGTTCAACGCCGGCAGTCGAGAGAAGCGCAAACCGGTTCCTCCTGACGCTGAGACTCGACCGGATGCCCCACGTCACGGGGCAAATACACACGAAAGGATGCGTGATGATGCTCGACCTGATTTCTCAATGGTGCGAACGGCTAAAGCAAATGCCTCTAGCGCAGCAAGTTGAAGAACTCAACGCTGCCAGGCGGATGATGCACGACGCCGGGCCGTTCAGTCGCGAGCCAGTGGATTGCATTGAGTGGATTCACACCGATGGCATTACGGCAAACGACTACAACCCAAACAGCGTAGCGCCGCCCGAAATGGAGTTGCTCAAGCTGTCAATCTTGGAGGACGGCTACACCCAGCCGATCGTGTCTTGGAAGAAAGACGGCGTGCGTGAAGTGGTTGATGGTTTCCACCGCAACCGCATCGGACGTGAGTGCATGGAGGTCCGACATCGCATTCGTGGCTACCTTCCGCTCACCACTATTAACACAGACCGAGAGGATCGCGGCGATCGAATTGCCTCGACGATCCGCCACAACCGCGCTCGAGGTAAGCACGCTGTCACGGCCATGAGTGACATCGTCATCGAACTCAAGCGGCGGAACTGGTCCGACGAAAAGATCTCCCGCGAATTGGGGATGGATCAAGACGAAATCCTGCGGCTTTGCCAAATCAGCGGCCTGGCGGAACTGTTCACGGATCAAGAGTTTTCTAAGTCGTGGGACGTGGAAGGATCGGTCACAGAGGCTGACTTCCGAGAGTTGACTGACGAAGTGGAGACCTACGGCGAAGAAGAGACGGCGAACTTTCGCACGGTCAACACGTCCGATGATGGCCGCATTTTCCACACCTATGACAAGTGGGAGTGCCATAAGGCCGGGTTCTACGCAACCACAAAGGACGGCATGAACAAGGCCGAGTGCGAGGCCGCCATGCGCGACCTGCTGGCCGACTTGCCCGAGTTTAAGAAGGCGTTGCGCGCCGTCATTACGAAGTGGAAACATTCTTGCGAGCACTACCTCACCAACGCCGCTATGAACCGGATCGCATGGCTAGGGCAGGCGGCAGCGTGCTATGCCCTGGGCATTCCAGCCGTCTATCGAGGCGGGTTCTATCTGCTGACCAGTGAGCAGCAGGAGGCCGCAAATGCTGCCGCCCTGGCGGCCCTCAACAAGTGGCTGAAGGCAAATGACCGCAAGCCGGTGGATATGGACACGGCCGCACCAGACCGCGAGATGGAGATTTACTAATGGGCGTCAAGAGATACAGCGACGTGGACGTGCTGACGGCCGCACGACGGCGGATCGCAGAGACGTTCGACAACTTCCCGCGAATCTACGTCGCGTTCAGTGGCGGCAAGGATTCGAGCGTGATGATGCACCTCGTGATGGATGAGGCCATCAAGCGAGGCCGCAAGGTCGCCGTAATGTTCATCGACTTTGAGGCACAGTATGCCGACACGATTTCCCATATAGACGAGATGTTTCACCTCTATCGTGACAACATCGAGCCGCACTGGATCTGTATGCCAATGCTGCTGCGGAACGCAGTGACGAACTACGAGCCCAGGTGGACGTGCTGGGATGAGACGAAGCGCGACGCTTGGATTCGGGACAAGCCGATGGGCTGCAAGACCGAGACCGACTACCCGTTTGCTGTGGCCGGCATGGAGTTCGAGGAGTTCATCGTCTTGTTTGGCGAGTGGTACGGCCAAGGCGAACTGACCGCCGGATTCATCGGCATCCGGGCACAGGAAAGCCTTCACCGCTACTGTGCGATTGCCACCTGGGAGAAGCGAGGCAAGACGTTCGGCGGCCGGCGATGGACCACAAACATTGTGGACCGTGTCTTCAACGTGTACCCGATCTATGACTGGCTGACGGAAGACATCTGGCGATACCACGCGCGACACTCTGACAAGCCACACAACGGCATCTATGACCGAATGAATCAAGCTGGCGTGAAGCTCTCGCAGCAGCGGCTGTGCCAGCCGTTCGGCGACGATCAGCGGCGCGGCCTCTGGCTGTACCACATCCTTGAGCCTCAGACATGGTTCAAGTTGGTAGCAAGGGTGAACGGAGCCAACAGCGGATCGCTGTACATCGAAGAGAAAGGCAACATCAACGGCTACCACAAGATCACGAAGCCGGAAGGCCATACGTGGAAATCGTTCTGCAACCTACTGCTGCAGACGATGCCTAAGAAGACTCGCGATCACTACGCCTCGCGGTTCAAAAAGTTCATTTGGGGTTGGCATCAGAGAGGCTACTCGTCGATTCCAGAAGAAGCGCCGCCAGAACTGGAATCCAAGTGCTGGGCACCGTCTTGGCGTCGCATGTGCAAGGTTCTGCTGCGGAACGATTACTGGTGCAAGGGACTTGGTCAGACTCAGCCAAAGTCGGAAGCCTACGGCACGTATATCCGGCTTCGTGATGCAAGGCGTGCCGAAGCCAAGAGGCTTGAGCAGCAACGCAAAAAGCAAGAGCGAGCCCAGCGGCGACTATTTGATTCGGAGGCCGTCGCATGAGCAACGACCACTACACGCCTTCGATAGACGCGCTGCCGCTGTTCGCCTCCCCCGCCCCTAGCGTGCGTGGCTCTGCCACCAGCGCCGCAGCTGCGGACTCGATCGGGCCGAAGACGCTGAATGCGTTGCAGGCCAAGGTGCTGCGGTTCCTTGAGACGTGCGGGGCGTTCGGCGCGACCGACGAGGAGATGCAGCTGGCCCTGGGCATGAACCCGAGTACGCAGAGGCCGCGCCGCATCGAGCTTGCACGGCGTGGTCTCGTGGTGACGTGCGGCACCAGGCGGACGGCGTCGAAACGGAACGCGAGCGTGTGGAGGGTGGCGTGAGCAGAGACCGCGGCTTTGCGTTTGAAAAAGAGTTTGTGTCGCTTGCTCAGGTGCGTGGATTTAAGGCTCGCAGGGTTCACGGCCACAAGCCACACGACGCTGTTGTGGGCTCACTGCGAGTGCAGTGCAAGGACAAAGTCTCTGACGATAAAGGCCGCGTGCGAATCGCAAGAGGACAGCACAAGTACGCACGAGGGGCTTGGGACGTTCTGGCTTTGAAGTGGAAAGGCGACTTGTACTTGATCCCAGAGCCGCTGCTGCGGCGCGGGTCGACGCTGCTAACCGTAATACGCCCGCAGTGTTTTCGGAAATGGATCAACGCTTGGCAGGTTTTTGACGGCGTTCCGATTTCTAAAGGCCAGCCAACGCTGTTTGACATTGAAGATTAGGGGGCCAGCATGGCACGCGAGCCGATACGAAAATCCCTGCGATTTGAGGTGTTTAAGCGTGATCTATTTACTTGCCAATACTGCGGGCAGAAGTCTCCCGACGTTGTGCTCGAGATTGACCACATCACTCCTGTCGCTAACGGTGGCGACAACGACATCTTGAATCTTGTCACGGCATGCAGGGCATGTAACGCAGGCAAGTCTGACAGGGCGTTGTCGGATACCGCGGTTGTTGAGAAAGCGAGGGCGCAGGCTGAAGATCTTCAAGAGCGAAGGCAGCAGCTGGAGATGATTGCTCAGTGGCACCTGTCGCTAGTTGACATTGAGAGCCAGGCCGTTGCGCAACTGGAGCGGCTTTGGTTTGAGGCAGTTCAAGCCGGATCAGGGACGTGCTTAGTCAACAGCGCACGCGACGAAGTGCGACGGTGGTCGAAAGCGTACGGCTATGAGCGTGTGTGCCAAGCGATAGTCAAAGCAGCCAACACATTATTGAGAACCGGCCTTCAGCATGACATAGAAGAACGGTCGTCTGCATTCTGGTCTATCCCGAAAATTTGCTCCGTTATGCGGGCCGAAGATCACGACCCTGGCGTTGGCAGGTTGTTTTACATCCGCGGCATTTTGAGAAACAGGTGCAACTACCTAAATGAACGTGCTTGTATCGCGCTTCTTAAAGAAGCACGCGATGCAGGGATTGACGTTGAGCGAATGGTGGATTTCGCGAAGTTCGTCACCAGCTGGTCTTGCTTCAGGGACACCGTGTCTCAGGAAATCCGTAATTGCTATCAAGAAGACGAGGAGGCTCCGGATGGCACGAACTCGTAGCCTCAAGCCATCGTTCTTCAAGAACGAGCACCTGGCCGAATGCGAGCCGATGGCCCGATTGCTGTTCGCCGGCCTGTGGACGCTCGCTGACTCTCAGGGGCGCCTCGAGTGCCGCCCGCTGCGGATCAAGGCGGAACTGTTCCCGTATGACAACTGCGACATCGTGGCCCTTCTGGGGCAACTGGAGGCCCGTGGGTTCGTCATCGCCTACCGTGTTGGCGACCAGAACTACATCCAAATCCCGAAGTTCACGGAACACCAGCGTTGCCACCCTTCCGAACGTCCAGAAGGCATTCCTGCGGCCGATACAGGCGAAATCGTGAAATTTCACGGCGAGCCGGGAAAAATAATTGCTAATTGCGCCTTTAATCCTTCTACCTTTAATCCTTCTACCTTCAATCCTTTGAGTGCTCCGACCAAGCCCGCTACGCGGTCTAGGTCGAAGCCGGCCGATCCGCTTCGGTGGTCTGCGGAATCCGGCTGGGAGGGAATCACCGACGCTGACCATGCGGATTGGTCACGGGCTTACCCTGCGGCTGACCTTCCCGTTGAGTTTGCCAAGGCCCATGAGTGGCTGAAAACAAACCCAAAGAAGGCACAGAAATCGAACTGGCGTCGCTGGCTCACCACGGTGTGGTTGAGCAAGTGCCAGGATCGTGGTGGCACCCACCGAGAGGCTGCACGGCCAGCGGCATCGCCGCCGGTTGACTCTGCGAAGAAGCGGTACTTCCGTTCCGACTCGCAGCGGAACATGACCGACGCTGAGTATGCGACTTGGCGCCGGGACAGTCGGCAAGGCGGCGTTTCTGCAGCGCTTGCGTCAGCCATCAAACTCAAGGACGAGCCATGACCACCACAGCGACAAAAACACTCACCCCCCGGCAGAAAAGTCTGCTGGCGTACATCAATCGTTTCGTGCAAGCGCACGGTTACCCGCCGACGTATCGCCAGATGGCGCACCACTTCAAATGCAACGTGAACAACATCCAAGGGCTGATTTCACGGCTGGTGAAAGCCGGCGCGATAGCCATGGAGCCGGGTAAGGGCCGCACCATGCGAGTGGTGGAAGGCGGTGACGCATGAGCGACAAGCCGTACAAGCTTCCGGCACCGAGCGTGCTGGCGGATATGTGCGCGATTCAGGCGTGGCGCGATCACATCGACGACGACAGCCGGCTGCTCCTCGAGATGAGTGCGGACACGATACGCCTGCTGATGGCTCGGTGCGTGCGGCTCGCGCAGCAGCTGGAACGCAAGGAGGCGCGGTCGTGACCATTTCCCAACTCACTCTGATCTGCGCAGGTTTTTCGCTCAATGCCCTGACGTTCGTCTTGGGCATCGTGGTTGGTGTGGCTCTCTCTAATCGAAAGGACTCGACAAATGACAACGGCAACGAAGGAACGAAAGCGGACTACTGGCATCGCGCTGGTGGCAAGTGAGTTGAAGGCGGCCCTGCAGGCTGTGGCGCCGGTGATCCACGGCAAAGGACCGAAGCCGATCCTGCAGAACGTCCGCCTGGGTGACGGCCTGCTGACGGCAACGGACCTTGAGGTGCGAATCGACGTGGCGATCGACTACCACGGCGCGACGATCCTGCTGCCGCACGGGCGGCTGCTGGCGATCCTCAACACCGCTGGCGGCGACACGGTGACGCTCGCGCCGGACGGCACGTCCTGTGTCGTCTCCGCTGGACACGGCACGTGGACGCTGCCCGTTGAGGACGCCGCGGAGTACCCGGCGTGGGAGGTGGCAGGCGAACACACGCTCACTCGCCTGCCGGCTGACCAGTTCGCCCGTGCGGTGCGTGGCGTGGCCTACGCCGCCGACGTTGAGTCCAGCCGCTACGTTCTGGGTGCGGTGCTTGTGGACGTGAAGGGCGAGATTGTCACGCTTGTGGCAACGGACGGCCGCAGGCTGGCGGCCTGCGAGTGTGAGCACGACCTGGCGGTTGACGACAGCCAGACGCTGGTGCCGAGCCGAGTGATGGCGATCCTCTGCCGCCTGGCCGGCAGCGAGACGGACGGCAGCGTGCAGCTGGAGGCGACGAAGGACGCACTGGTGGCGACGATCGGCACCACGACGGTGACGGCCCGCCTGACTGATGGCAAGTTTCCCCCGTGGCGCGACGTGATCCCGTCTGAAGGCGCGGAGCCGTCCACGATCACTGCGGCGGATCTGCTCTCCGCTACTCGAGCGGCGGCCATCGTCACCAGCGAGGCGTCGAAGGGTGTGCAGTACACGTTCACGGCGCAGGGGCTGCACCTCGCCGGCAAATCGTCGGAGGCTGGCGAATCGTCGGTTACGTGCGATGTCGTGGAGTTCGGCCACGCCACAAGCGTGAAGCTTGACCCTGTGTTCGTGCGTGAGTGGTTGCAAGGGCTTCCAGCAGACGGTGAGCCGACCGTGAGCGTCCAAGCGACTGACGCACAGTCGGCTGTCGTGCTCCGCTGCGACGATTTCACTGGCGTCATCATGCCGCTGGCGGTTGACTGATGCAGGAACGGCACTGGCACGTTTCCATTCCAGAGTTGTTCAAGCTTTGGGTGGAAGGTCTTCACGTGGACGAAATCGCAAAGCGTCTGCAAACGACGCCTGCGATGGTCTACAAGTTGAAGGCGGTTCACAGGCTTCCAAGGCGGCAGCGTGTCTGCCACCGCGACGCTGAAGACCCGACGCCAGAGCAGATCGAGGAACGGAAAGCCGAGATCCGCGAAAAGCATTTGGAGCGAATGCGGAAAGAACGTGTCGAGGCGACAACAAGCCGCATGTCGAAGCGGAAGCGGCGCAATGGATCGGCTTGCACTGGTCTGTAGTGTTTCGTCAGTTGGTTTATGGCCCCCCCCGGTCCCTTTTGTGAAAGGATTCGCAATGCGTTTTGCTTACGGATTGATTTGTGCGGTGATCATGGCCACCGTGGCCAATGCTGAAACGGTTGTCGTTGCACGCAGGCCGGTGATCGTGACCGCCCAGGATCACGCTGTTGTGCTGGCACGTCGCGGCACGCTGGTCCACTCGAGTTGCAGCCAGACAGAAGGCATAGGGTGCGGGCCAACCATTGAGTCTGCACGCCGCGCGTGTTGTTTTTTTGGCCAGCGGCAGATCGTGGAAGAAGGCGTTGCCTACTCGCCGGCTACGCGCCGCTGGTTCGCCGTGATCCGCTACCGCTGACAACAAGCCTGAGCCCGGCCGGCGTGGACGCACGCCGCCGGGCGACGGCGCGAGACAGTGCGTTAGCGGGCTGCGAAATGGTGCGCCGGGATATACCGTGGGTGTATCGGCAGGCAGCAAGACAAAGCACACGGCAGGATCGGCTGAAATGAGCGGCTGGCTTATCGCACTAACTGGTGCCATCTACGTGGCTGTTGCTTGCGATCTGGCCGCACACGGCAAGCACGGGCTTGCCATTGCCTACGCTGGCTATGCCTTCGCAAACGTCGGCCTGTGGCTTGCGGCCAAATAGTTGACACGTTCGCCATGTTGGTTGCATGGCTATCACGTTCAGCGTTTTAGGCGATCCAGTGCCGCAGCCACGGCACAAGATTACGGCGCGCGGTCCGTTCGCGCACGCCTACATACCCAAGAGCCATGCGATTCACGCCTACAGGAAGGCGATTGCAGAGGCTGCGATTGACGCGGGCGCTACGCCCACAGATGACGCGCCAC